ACGAATGGCTTTTCTAATTTGTTCAGCTATGGCTTTAGTGTATTTTTTAAGATTAATATTCTTTTGCATATCATCTACAAAATTACACACATGAGATAAATTGTCATTTGAAAAACCAACCATTGTATTGGCGGTAATACTTCTTGCACCAGCTGGAATTGTAGGATTACCTTTAGTTTGTCCATCATTAACCTGAGTTGGAGATGGCGCTGGTGATTCAACAGCTGTGCCACCAACAAAAGTTACAGATACAGTAGAAGGAGGTGATTGAATTTCGTTTGCCATTTATGCTATTCCTGGTAAAACACCCATCATGATTGGCGCTTGTCCTGAATCTCCGTCCATAAAGAAACCGACCACCCAATCACCTAAATGAGGTGCAGAAAATGATTTTGAATTATTAATTGGATACATTGGTTGAGCCCATGGTAAATTTTGTGTGGGTAATTCACTAATATTGTTAGTGTGCCAACCAAATATTCTTAATTGGCACCGACCCATACCTAACGGATCAGCTCGGTTCTCAACAACACCGATAAACCAAGTAAAACCATCTTTTCCTATAAAATTTTGCATCATAATTTAACTATATTTTCCCAAGCAGCAGAATTGTTATCAATACTTGCATATTTTGTTGGTGTGCTGTCTTTTGCAATTTCCAATACTGTTTGAAATACTGTTGGTTGTATAATATGCCTTACCGCAGTGACCAAATATTTACCAGAATATAGTTCATCTAAATTCTTTTTTGTGCTTGTTGGTTTTAATGTTAATAAATTAAAATTAATTGTTCTTCCTGCTGTAATGCCAGTATCACCAGGTATTTTAATTTTTAAAACAGTATAATTAGCTAACGATATTTGTGCTGTTCTATTTGGTACATATGTTTCAATTGCAATATTTTTAGCAACACCATCAACAACTTGCTTTATATATGGATCATTCTGTTGAAACGCATTTCCTGTGGACACTTTAAAAGAAGCATCATAAGAATTAGCATTTGTTAATCCCAACCTATTCTTCATTATGTTTGTTGGGTCGCCAGAATTTAATGTTTTTGCTTGTGTTTTATATTTTAAATAATTAAAATCAGTAATTTTACTTGTTCTGGCCATTGGGTCAATTGAAATTAATCTATTTGCAAATGTTCCAGCACTAGTATCATTCATCATATCATAAACTTTAACAAATTCATATTCTAAAACACTTATTGTTTCTTCTTGAAAAGATTGTATTTTTTCATCAATATTTTTTTGTTGATACTTGTATGTTGTATATATTTGGTCTTGAAACATAGACTGCAAAGACCTAAAGTTAAATTTGTCTTTTGTTTCAAAAAATAACATATCAGCACCTTTAATACCTGAACCATTAGGTCTTGCATATGTTGACAACCAACTAATCGCCTCAAAAGGTTTAAATTGTGGTACAATAAAATCATTGACGCCAGTTGTTTCTTCTATATTTAATTTAACAGGATTTACAGCCAATTTTTCTGTCATTATATTTTTAATAACTTCTGATATTTTTTTACCTTTGTAGGATTTACTTATTTTAATTTGTTCAGACAATAATAATTCTTCAGAACAAAAATAAAAGGTATAACTTTCAGAGTTCATATTACCAATAGGTTTTCTATCACCTATTTTATATACACGGTATACTTGTTTATTAGTATTTGGAGCATTTTTAGTTTTAGAAAAACTAATTTCAATAAATTCATTACCTGTTAGTTGTAATAATTCAATATAGCCTTGTGCATCAACAATTGTTGCATAGCCAGAAACAGCAAAACTGTAAATATCTTCATAATATGACAATTCAACAAAAATCTTTTTCATATCAAATCTTTGACCAGAACCAGTCAAAAAATTAAGAGATTCTAAAGAATAATCTTGTGGATAATACGCACCAGGATTTTCTACTTGTGTATAAGTGTTTTGGTCAATTTGAGCCATGTTTAATTTGTCATCAGTTCAGTAAATTGTTTTTCTAACTCATCAACATAAATTGAGTTTAATAATTTAATAGTTCTCTTGGATTCGTTTAAGTTTAATTCATAATCATAGTAACTTACAGCAGCCTTTGAAATAGTAATTGTTACAATTCCTGTTGGTAATGTATATGTGGTTGTACCTGTGACCAATGAGTTATATGTATCTTCATCAATAACGATGTTTTTGGTTGTAGTGGTTTGAGTTGATGCATCGTATTGTGTAACAATTTTTTCATAATGTTGCACAGTTGAATAAGGATTAAATGAAGTATACTTATTTGCTATGTAAGCATCAAAATCATTAGTTGATAATGGCCAATCCCATTGTGGGTCTGTTATTTGATTTGCAAATAAAACAATCCAATATCGATAAGAATCACCATAATATTTGTATGCCACAATTTCAGGTGTATCACCGTCTTGCACATCATAGTCATAATACACCATTGGATTTTTTAATATCTCAGGTATAATGGAGCACCGAGCCATCAAATCGGTCATAACAACAGAAATTCTATTGCTGTCTGTCTTTACAATCTTAGGTAATGTATCAAAATATTGCATTTTAATAACCTTGTTCTATTTTTTCTCTTGTCATCAATTGGATTTCTTTAAAATTGATGGTTAATTGAATTTGTGTTGCGGCTCCGTCAGACATTGTAGAAAATCCATTTGGCGCATAATTAACATCAACACTTTCTATAACACTTTCAGCAATTCTACTAATTTTTTTGTTTTCTTGACCGTTAAAAAAGAATTTTGGAGTAAATGTGGACGGAGGAATAAAAAACATTCCTGCACCAAAACCTGATATTCTAGGTGCAGAGTGAAATTTAAATTGTTTAATTATTTTTTCTACCGTTTCTGCTTCTTGTTTTGAATATGGCGTAAACACAAAAGCCATTTGATAAATTCTAAAATCTATACCATCAAATAATAATTGTTGTTGAGGATTAAATGCCAATCCTTGGCCACGCAAAATTAATTTTAAAGCACCATTTCTTTCAAGTGTGCTTAAAACAGGTTTTGCAATTTTATTGATAAGTGGAGTTTGTTGTGCAGCTTGAGATACACTTAATTTTTCATATTGTGCATTATAGGTAAAATTAACTGTTTCTGGAATGTATAAAGAAATTGACCCTGCTGACCTTGTTTGAGGTTGAGTAAATCCAATTAAATTTTTAACTGTGTTTGGATCATTAATATAATCTTCAATTGTATCTGGTCCACGTTTAACAGTCGCTACCGTTCCTGCCACGGTTGCACCAAGATTGCCAGCAACTAAAGTGGCCGCAGATTCTGTTACTGCATCTCCAAGAAAGCTAAGAACTCTTTCAGTTGAAAAATTTGCAGGTTTTATATATTCGTTTATTTCAAATTTAACATAATGACCTCTGGTGGCTGATTGTAAATCTCGTGGATACTGTAAATCGGTTCGACCAAATTTATTTTGATAAAGTGAACTAAGTGGTCCACTTACGGCTGCACCGGGTATAGATACACCACCGATAGATGTTGGTATTGAAATAATAGCCATTAGGTTGTCCTAAAAGAGAGATACATAATACTATATTTATGGCATATTCTGGACGATTTACACCTTCTAACCCTCAAAAATACATTGGGGACTACAATAATATCATCTATCGCTCTTCATGGGAGTGCAAGGTGATGTCTTGGCTCGACCGAAATTCAGACATTATATCTTGGGCTTCAGAAGAACTTGTTATTCCTTATAAATCTCCTGTTGATGGCCAATGGCACAGATACTTTCCAGACTTTCTTGTGAAAATGAGAACCAGAGATGGTAAACTCAAAACCATGATACTAGAAGTTAAACCTAAACGACAATCACAACCACCAGAACCTCGTAAAAGAATTACCAAACAATACATCAATGAAGTAACCACATGGGGTGTTAATCAATCTAAATGGAAAGCCGCTACCGAATTCGCCTTGGACCGTGGATGGGAGTTTAAGGTTCTAACGGAAGACCATCTAGGACTGTAACTAAATAGTAGATGGCATCTAAACTTACACAATTAGCAAAACAAAAGACCGCTTCGGAACTTCAAACGATGGGTCGTGATTCTTATCGTTGGTTAAC